ACAGTTAATGCTGTTAGTGTACCTAAACTTGTAACATTTCCTTGTGCAGCAGTAGATAGTGTACCAGCTATACTACCACCAGATACGTTGATACCTGCACTGAATACTGGTATTTGATTCATGGTTACTACACCGTCTGAGGCAATGGCTATGGAATCGGCATCAGAAGCTGAACCTATAGTACCTGCATCAGCAATTGTAATTCCAGCATTGAATATAGCTTTACCAGCTTCACTTCCATCCAAAGTAAGCATTGTAATATCAGCTGTAGCATCTGTTCCTTTAAATATAATATCACTATTGTTAGCTGTTGCATCTACTGTAATATTACCAGAAGTTGTAGAAAGAGTAACTGCAGCATCTCCAGCAGAAAGATCATCAGCTGCAAGACTTGATACTGATTGAGCACCCCAAGATATATCTGTTCCGTCAGATTTTAATACATGTCCGTTAGAGCCTATAGCAAGAGCAGCAGGATCACCACTTGAATCACCATATATAATTTTACCTCTTGCAAGTCCTGCCATTTTAGCAAGGGATACAGCATCGTTAGCAATTGTTAAAGCACCATTTGTTGCTACAGTAGCATCACCAGAAATTACAACAGGATTAAAATTTGTTCCATCAGCAATTAAAGCAGCACCACTTGTATTAGTACCCATAGTAATATCATCACCGGTAACTGTTAGGTCTCCTCCTACAGTAACATTACCTGTTGTTGTAATAGAATCTATAAATGCATCTTTCCAACGTACACCAGTTGTACCTAAATCTACATCACTATCTGATTGTGGTCCAAATACATTATCACCAAGATAAACTTGTTCAACATTAGCTGCAAAAAAATGTATCTCATCAGCTGTTTCAAAATCTATTTTTGTCTCATTATCTTCACCAATTTTAATATCAGTTGCTAATAAGGAAGTAATAGTAGTTTGTGCAGCTGCTATTTCTAAATCTATTGTGTTATCACCATCTTGATATGTTGCTGAAATACCTGTTTCAGTATTACTACTAAACATAGCACCAGTAGTATCAGAAATATATTCAGCAAGAGTTGTGCCATCGACTGTTATAGCATCAGCTTCTAATGTACCATCAATATCAGCATTACCAGATATATCTAAAGTTGCAGCATCTAACTCACCTGTTAAAGTTACATTTCTAAAACTGGCTGCATCTTTATTTGCATCAACAACAACTGCCTTACTTGCAGCAACTGTTCCAGCAGTAATTCCATCTAGCATCTCTAATTCTGCTTCTGTTAATTCTGCACCAGATCCAAGAGTTAAAGTTCCTGTAACTGTTAAATTGTCATTAACTGTTGTTTCTGAAGTTGAATGTCCAATAGAAATAGGTACACCGGATGTTGCAGTACCTACAGTAATACCATTTGTAGTATTAGAATTATCAATGTTTAATGATGTTGTTGCATCTAATGAAATAGTTGTACCATCAACAGCAAGTGTTCCATCTATATCTGTATTATCTAAATTAGCTGTACCATCAACGTCTATATCACCAGCAAGATCAATACCTGCTGCACCTGCTAAAACTAAATCATCTGTTGAAGTATCCCACAACATATAAGCACTTGCTGTATCTCCAAAAAACTTTACATCATGCCCTGCATCATCAACTCCTATAGTCAAAGTACCAATCATAGTAGTATTACCGGTAACATCAAGACTTCCTGTAACATCTAACTGATCAGCAGATTCATCCCATTCCATGTACTTACCAGAAGTAGCACCAAAAAATTTTACATCATGTCCAGTATCATTAACACCAACATTTATTGCATCCGAAAATTTAAATAGATCTTCATCTTCCATCCATGTTATAACACCATCATTTGTTTCTCCATCAAATGTCAGTACAATATCTGTTCCTGCAGCACCTGCTCCTATTGTTGGTGCTTGAAATGTTGCAAGTATTGCATCAAATTCAGCATTTAGATCAGCAGCTTCAATAACCAATCCGTCTGCAATATCTGATTCTTTTTGTCTGGTATAAGCAACCATCTATCTTCTCCCTCCCGGTGTAAATTCTAATTCAAATCCTTTTAAGGACCAAGGAACTTTATCTCCAGTATCTGTTAATTTTACAGCTACAGCAAAGCCTGATCCCTCTACAGGTGTTCGTGTTATTGGTAAATCTCCTTGTCCATATGCTGACGTTCCATATTTTCCTACTCCATAGTTAGCTCCACTTCCTGATGTAGTTATTGAAAATACATCTGGCTGTGGTGTACCAGTATCATCATAGTTGTATCGTAAAAATAAATTAGCAGCTACTTCTCCTTCCGGTTCCCAGTTAAGATTTACTCTTTGCATATTTTTTCTGATTCCCGGATCTCCCATTGTTATATCTGGTGATCGGTAAATAGCATTTAAATTAGCTGTTGAAGCACTTCTAGTCCATACGTTACCTGATTCTTGTTTGTAGATATATCCATCATACCCACCATGTACAACTGTTTCTACATTACTTATATAGTCAGAATCACAACAAGAAACCTTCAGTCCTTTTATATCAGAATATTCGTATCCCATTTGTTGGCTGTTAGGATTTACCTTTATTACAGCAATTAAACCTTTCTGTGCATTCTCTAATCCTGCTGTTATTGGATAAAACAAACGATATTGTGATTTATCTCTTATTACTAAAGAAGTAATGTTATCATAGGTAATATCACTAATTCGTTCTTGGATTTGCTTAGATACAGTACCAAGCTCCACGTCTCCGATTCTTGTAGTACCAGCAATTGTTCGTATGCCATCTGCAGATAAAAATATAATATCACCACCTAACTCCTGTATTGAATGGTGGGCTATTGTACCCACGTTTTTAGCAACTTCGGCAAGTGCAAAATTACTGGAACTTGTTCCTGCTATCTTATAGATTTTTCTTTGGCAAAATATATACAGCTCATCACGAAAGACTTTTAATCCTGTAACTACATCACCAACCTTTATTTCTCCAGCATTTGTATCAAAGTCATCTTCAGTGAATGGGCCAGAAAATATTACAGAATGTGTAGAATCAGACATACCCCCATAAAACATGTGGTTTGCAAAAGATTTTACAAATTTAGGATTAGTAGGAGCTGTTCCCCCACCTGTTGCATTTATTATATCTTCTGTATAGCTTGTATTTAATGTAAATGCTGCAGCTGCTCCTGTAGCTATTATTATTCTATCAGTTCCATCGTAGTTATACTTATCAAAATCATATGTATAGGTTGTGCCTTTACTAGTAGCTCTACTTGTCCAACTACCACTTGTAGTTCCTGTGTAAACTGTTCCACCTCTTCCTGCTACGATTACATCATTAAATATTGCAGCCATTAACACTCTTTCAGATGATGTAGAAACGTGTGGTACTATAGTAGAATTATATTTTGTAGTACCATTTAGTTTTCTATATCCACCAGCTATATCAGGTTCAAAATTAGTTAATTGTAAAGCTTCACCCGGATGCATAGTAAATACATCTTTATTTAGAGTTAATCCTCCTGCACAAGCAGCTGTAAATGGTTTCATATAGGAAGTGTCTGGCATATTATATCCTTGTATCTCTCATATATGATTTAGTAGTTATATATTCTGATCTCATTACTTGTAATAATTTTTCATATTCAGCATAAGCCATCTGAGCAGCTTGAGGATCAGAACGAAGTTTGTAAGCATGGTAATTGGCTCTTGTTATAATTAAATCTTTAAATCTATCATCTAAATCCATAGTATCTCCATGAGCAGATAGATCGGTATGTACCTTCCAATATTCATATTGTATTTCATAATTACTTTGATTAGGCACTGGAGATAAGCCAAATTTTTTATCTTGTGTAGGATAAACACAATCTGGTACACCTAAAGTTGATTTTGAATTAGCTAAATCTCTTTCTAAATACTTTGTATTCCAATCGTCATAGGATATATATGTTAATTTTTTTACAGGTATATCTTCTGATATTCTTACATAATCTACATCCATATTTGTTGCTGTGGATGGATTGTTTAATGTTACATATGTTGTTTGCACTGTTGCTGTAAATGTAGTATCAAGTACATTACCAGATCCAAAATCAGATACACTTAGTGTTGTACTTAAATTAGTAGTATTTTCAGCAGAGGTACCTACCTGTACTTTTAATTCCTGTCCTGTACTTGCTGAATCAAAAGCTCTTACCTGTATTCTATATGTTGTATCTTTTACGGTAGAAAATGCTTGGTATGCAGCATAATCATTTAATCGTAATCTACCATTTCCACCAGAATTATGAGCTGCACTTCCTGCACCGGCTATAGTTGTCCAGCTGGATATATCTGAAGTAAACTCACCATTTGTTAATAATTCATTTGGTACTAATCTAAATGTATCCCAGTCTACTTTTCTATAAGCAAGATCACCACTTTGAGGAGAAGCAGAAGATGGTAGAGCATATGTTCTTTGTCCTGCATTAGTAACTTGATATGTAGACTTATATAAATCAGGAATTTCGGATAAGGAACTATATATTTCATGCATAGCTTTTAGCACAAATTTCTTAACAGATGTCTGTATTCCTCTACTACTGGAAAATGTAGAAGAAGTTAATTCTGGTTCATTTAATTCATTTAAGACGTTATTTACTAATGTTAAGTATGTGGTTGCCATTTTATAATCTACCCTTTTTCGTCAGTATTTCCATCTAATTTATTTAATATTAAAATTAAGCTTTGTTCTATTGAACGTAATCTAAGTTCTGTAGTATCTACAATTGGTTTAGGCATATATTCAGGATATTTATCTGTTACAATTAATTTTTCTCGTGCTTTTGAACCTATTTTATGTACTGTCATAATTTTCTCTTTATGTAAAAGGCAGGGGAGATTAAACTCCCCCACCAAATAGCATTAAGCAAAAGTTACATTTTGGTCTTCATTATCACCATGTCCATCACAATCTGCTACGACTGCAAAGACTCTAACTTTAGCTGTAGTTGTTACCCCAACTGAAGATACTACATCAATAGTATCAGCTGCTGCATAGTAAGCATAGCCTACAGAAGTAGTTCCAAGACTGGAATCACCTGCTCTAGCTCTAGTTACTTCTATTCCTGCAGTAGGAGTAGATGCTGCGACATACCTGTCTACATCAGCTCCATCTCCAAGAGATAGGGCATTTGAATTACCAGAACTATCTGCAGTTAGAATATCTAAACCTGCATATAGAACTAGTGAATTAGCAGGTAATTCTATCACTTCTACGACATCAGTTCCTGCTGTTGTAAATTCACTAAAATCTACGATTTCACTATAGATTTTAACGGTAGGTGCACTGGAGTTATGACCAGTTGACCCACCACCTGTTACGGTCCATGTTGCCATAAATCATTCCTCCAATTATGTGTTCAAGTCAACAACACCAGCATATACTGCTGTATATCCTGTGCCTGACCCACGAAGTACTTTACGACCAAATACGTGTAAGCCACGTACTACGTCTGCAAAGCTGTCCGGATCACGAATTACTTCAGTTTTAGCAATATGTGAAGCAGTTGCTACTCCAGACATATGCCCAAATAAAGTATCACACTCTCCAGATGTGCTTGACGGTCCAAAAGTATGAGATGCTGCTGTTCCTGCAGAACCAACTTGTAAAACATTAGACTGGTACATTTTAAATCCATGTACAGTTTTATCTGTTATTAGTCCATTAGTTAATACGGAAGCACCCCCAATTACAGATGAATCCACGAGTTTAGCATCTGCTTGTCTCATGATTTCATAGAATTGAGGAGGAGCAACAAACCAACGATTTTCTTGTGGAGCATCTTGTTCATCTAAGACACGTGATGCTGTGCTAAGATAATTAGCACATTCGTTACCAGTGTTACATGATATTGCAGAACCAGCTGCACCAAGATTAGTGGTATCTCCAGCTGCACTATCATTTATTTCTTTCAGCACGTTATAATCATAAGCTTTTTTCAAAGTATATGCACCTGCTGAAGTTGAAAGAGCTTCCCAATTTACATGAGACTGTCTTTCCTCTATGTCATCAACCTTAAATGCAAAGTAATTACCTTGATCAATAGTCAATTGAATTTGATCGTCAGTAAGTTCTTGTGTATTCACGGTTGTGCCACGAGCATAAGAAGCCACGGTAATGGTAGGTTCTTTCAGTATGTTTACAGTATCTCCAAAATTCTCAATCTCTCCAGTATAATCGGTATTCGTAATAGCTTCTGCAACCGATGCTCTACGGAAATATTTAAGAACTTTCTGACTGTATATTGCCGGTGCCCAATTACCTTTTGCAAGGTTATTATAACCACCAGCTCTTGCCATAGCAGCCATACTATAGTCCTCCCTAGTTTAAGTTATGCCTCAAGATCAACCCTGCCTTCCTTCATAGCCTGATCAATCTCTGGCT